AGTCAATCACCCTCAACACTACACCGAGCACCCGTCAGGTGTTGAGTGCATCCAAATCACCGAGCACATGAGCTTTTGTCTTGGCAACGCCGTCAAGTACATCTGGCGTGCAGACCTGAAACACGACGCCATCGAGGATCTCAAGAAGGCCCGGTGGTATATTGACAGAGAAATTCAAAGGAGAGAAGGTGGCAAGAGCTGAAAATACCGACAGGCCCGCCGGTAAACTTTGGTCAAAGCAAACAGTCGAGGAGCGTGTTCGCACCGCGCTTTCGGCACAACAACGGCTTGTGGAAGAAATAGACCCCGGCGATACGCTCCTCACTCACGACAACGCCGTCAACAACCCCACGCGGTACATTTATGTGGATCTCAACCGCCATTTCCTGCATGTGCTGGAAACAATTTTGGAAGAGCGCAACGTGCGCTGGGACGGCGAACCCCAAAGGAGAGAAGGTGACCAAAACCGACTGGATAAGTAACTGGGCGGACATGCTTGCGCTGTTGGTCAAGGCTCCGAGAACAGTAGCGGAGCTGTCAGAGCTGACAGGGTCAGACCGCACTACCATCTACCGATGGCGCGACGCGCTCGTGAGCGAAGGCTTGATAAAGAAGTGCGGCAAGACCGAGTCAGGCGCAGATGTATGGATCTGGAGTCCGCCAACGAAGGACAACTCATGATCGAACTCATCGTCATCGCCAACATCGTTGGCACACTGGTCCTCTTGTTGTGGTGCGAATGATGCACCCATCAGGACTGACCCTCGCCCGCTGGGCGTGGCCCTTCAAGACCGACGCGGAGCGCGTACTGGTCGCACGGTGGTTTTCAAAAACCAAACTAACCAACATTGACGCCGCAAGGTGGTGACATGGTCTACCCATCCAGAATACCCCCAAGAGTTGCCGATCTCATCGCGCTCGTGATCAAGCAGCCGCGCACGGCGCGGGAGTTGAGTGACTTGACCGGCATGCAGCTAGGCACCATACGCGCCTACCTCAACGCCTTCCACGCCGAGGGGTTCCTGCACTTCGAAGACCCCGTAAAGGCCACAAAACCACGCGTCTACTTCTGGGACGCGGCATCACTAGAACCGCGAAAGCACACGCAAAGCTGATACAATCAAGCTACTCCGTCCCGTAACGGTCAGGGACAGATACCTGTGGGCAGACAACACATCGCACATGTAGCGCTGCGTACAGTACTTACGGCGAACCGTTCTCGTCTGCCAGCGAGAAAGCCGTGGTGATCCGATCACCCAGAGATCAGGGGAGGCTGGGAATGTGCGTTACCTCCCCTACTGAATACGTCGATCCCGTAGCGGTCGGGGGTTGGGCTTGACGGGGGCAGTAGTATGCATCGCACATGCGAACCTGCCGCCGCACTTACGGCGAACCGCTCTTGTTTGGCGACGAGAGAGCCTAAGTGACTTTCCTACCCAGAAGTCGGGGGAGGCTGGGAATGTGCGTTACCTCCCCCACCCAACAAGGAAACCTAATGGCAAAGACACCAGAGAAAATCGTCAAGGACATGTGCGTCGAGGTGCTCAAGACATACTCCGCGTACTACTTCTTCCCCGTCATGGGGGGTTACGGACGCTCAGGCGTCCCGGACATCATCGCCTGCCTCAACGGCAGGTTCGTCGCCATCGAGTGCAAGGCCGGGTTCAACAAGACCACGCCCTTACAGGACAAAGAACTAGCGGCCATAGCCGCAGCAGGGGGCACAACGCTAGTCGTGCGCGAAGACACGATCAACTTACTCATCGGCACGCTCAGGAGCATCAAGCATGGATACTGAAACCCTACTCAATAACACAAAGCAACTGCTGGTGAAGGCTGATAGCCTAGACGCAGACACCCGCGTCGAGTTTCTGCGCGTGTTCAGCGCGGTACTCACCTGCTTCACTTCTCCCCGTAGTCACGGGGTTTTTGTCTGGACAGAGAACGAAGAGACGCTGCGCGTCCACGGCGTCAACGCCACACATCTGGACGTGCTCGTGCTGCTGCGTACGGCGCACGACTCATTTCTGGACTCGTTCCAGCAAGAGGCCGCCACCGCAACGCAAAACGGAGAAGTACATTGAGCAAGCCGCCATTCGACCGCATACTGGCTGTGGACTTCGAGACGTCCTGGGGACGCGAGGTCAAGCTCGGGTTCTCGTGCCAGACCAACGAGGAGTACCTGCGCGACCCGCGCTTCAAGGCGTGGGGCCTGTCGTGGAAGGAGGTCGGGACGGACAACAAGGCCGTCTGGGTCCGCCGCAACGGCATCCAAGACTGGGCGAACAGCATCGACTGGACGCGCACCGCGCTCGTCTGCCAGAACACCCAGTTCGACGGCAGCATCCTGTCATGGCACTACGGCGTGCAGCCGTGCTTCATGTTCGACACGCTCAGCATGGGCCGCGCCCTGCACGGCGTCGAGGTGGGCAACAGCCTGAAGGTGCTGGCCGAGCGCTACGGTCTGCCGCCCAAGGGTGACGGCCTGAGCCCGTCGGAGAACATCCTCGATGAGCTGCCCTTCGACGTCGAGCAGACGCTGGCCGACTACTGCAAGCACGACACATGGCTGTGCGAGCAGATCTTCCTGCGCATGCTGCCCGGGTACCCGTCCAAGGAGCTGCGCCTGATCGACCTGACCCTGCGCATGTACACGCGCCCGCTGCTGGTGCTGGACGGGGCGATGCTGGAGCCCGCCATCGAGGAAGAGCGCCAAGCACGGGAGGAGCTGCTCACACGCCTGGGCGTGGAGGAGACGGCGCTGGCGTCCAACGACAAGTTCGCCGCCGTGCTGGAGGGCATGGGCGTCGAGCCGCCGACGAAGGTCAGCAAGACCACGGGGGAGAAGACGTTCGCGTTCGCCAAGAACGACGCGCTGTTCCAGGCGATGATGAACTCCGACAACGAGGCCGTCGCCCTGCTGTGCGAGGCGCGGCTGATGGTCAAGTCCACGCTCCAGCGCACCCGTGCGCAGCGGTTCCTCGACATCTCGCGGCGCGGGCCGCTGCCCTTCCCGGTCAACTACTACGGCGCCGCCACGGGCCGGTACACGGCCAGCAAGGGCAGTCAGATCAACCTCCAGAACCTCAAGCGCGGGAGCTTCCTGCGCAAGGCCATCACCGCCCCCGAGGGGCATGTGCTGGTGGTGGGTGACCTGTCCCAGATCGAGCCGCGCGTGCTGGCGTGGCTGTCGGACTACGGCACGCTGCTCGACATCTTCAAGGGCGGCGGCGACCCTTACGCCACGTTCGGCTCGGGCATGTTCAACATCCCCGGGATGACCAAGGACTCCCATCCGGTGGAGCGGCAGAGCGCCAAGTCGGCGCTGCTGGGGTGCGGGTATCAGCTTGGCTGGGCGAGCTTCGCTGCGCAGCTCCTCACCGGGTTCCTCGGGGCGCCGCCCAAGCGCTACACGAAGGCCGAGGCGCGGCAGCTCGGCGTGACGTCACGAGACGTCGACATCTTCATCGGCACCGAACACCTCGTCAAGACGATGGAGGCCATCCCTCACTCCTGCACGGCGCAGGAGCTGCTCATCCACTGCCTCGCCGCCCAGGCCATCATCACCCGGTACCGCGCCACGGCGCAGCCCGTCGTGCGTCTGTGGGAACTCTTCCAGAACCTCATCAGCTACAGCCTGTTCAAGGGTAACGAGTACCGCCACAAGTGCCTGACCTTCCGCAAGGAGGAGATCGTCTTGCCAAACGGCATGAGCTTGCGTTATCCTGACCTCAAGCCCGAAGGCGACGGGCGGCGCATCCAGTGGACGTACGCAGACGGCAAGAAGCGGTCGAAGCTGTACGCCGGGAAGATCACCAACAACGTCGTCCAAGGCACCGCGCGGATTGTGATGACCGACGGCATGCTCCGTATCGACAAACGCTACCCTGTGGCGGGTACGGTGCATGACGAGGCCATCGCGATTGCGCCGGAGAGCGAAGCGGAAGAAGCCAAGAAATGGGTCTTGGCTCAGATGGTCATTGAGCCTACGTACTTGCCGGGGATTCCGCTATCGGCAAGCGGAGGCATGCACAAACGCTATGGACTTGCAAAAGACTGACATCATTGACTACGCTGCGCCCATGATCCGCATGGAGCAGATGCTCAAGCGCACACACGACCTGTGCCTAGCGCGCAGGTACACAGAAGCCCGAGACGTGTCGATCGAACTCGGGGCAGAAGCGCGCATGCTTCAGCATGTGCTTAAGTTGATGGACGAAAAGGAGAAAGCACTGTATGGAAATACCAAAGCAGATCAAAGTCGGCAAGAAGCTGTACATCATCAACCAGCGCGCCAAACCGCGGAAGCGCTTCACGGTTGGTGAGGTCAACTACGACGCCAAGTACATCGACGTCGTCACGCACAGCAACTACACGGGCCGCGCGTTCAAGCGCGAGGAGCTTTCCGACACGTTCTGGCATGAGCTGACGCATGCCATTCTTCACGAGATGGGCAGTCCGCTGCACAACGACGAAGCGTTCGTGACCAAGTTCTCCGGCCTGCTCAACAAAGCCATCCTCTCGGCTAAGTTCTGATGACAACTCCCATCACATGGTCGCACAGCGGGCTCAAGGATTTCGAGGGCTGCGCTCGGCGCTACCACGAAGTCAAGGTGCTCAAGAAGTTCCCGTTCAAGGACACCAAACAAACCATCTACGGCAAGGATGTGCACAAAGCCATCGAGCTGTACGGCAAGGACAGCACGCCATTGCCCCCGGCACTGGTGGGGTTCCAGCCTGTCGTGGATGCGGTGTTGGCGCACCCCGGGCGCAAGCTGTTCGAGCATGAGATGGGCATCACGGCGGACCTCAGGCCCTGCGCGTTCGACGCCAAGGACCGCTGGGTCCGGGGCATCGCGGACCTGTTGATCGTCAACGACGACAACTTGACCGCACGGGTCGTGGACTGGAAAACAGGCAACGACAAGTACCCGGACAAGGATCAGCTCGTGCTGATGTCGCTGATGGTCTTCGCGCACTTCCCGCATATCCGGCGCGTGTCCTCCGCCCTGCTGTTCATCGTCAAGGGCAGCATGTTCAAGCACCGCATGGGGCGTGAAGAGGCCGAGAGCGCGTGGTGGAAGTACCGGGAGAGGGTGGCGAAGCTCGAAGCCGCCCACGCCAACAACGTGTGGAACCCGACGCAGAGCCCGCTGTGCGGATGGTGCCCGGTGAAGAGTTGTGTGTTTCATCCTGACCGTTAGGAGGCTGTATGCCGTACAAGGACATGAGTGACCGCGATACCTATCCCGCCTACGACCAGACAGAGAAAGCCAAGAAGGCCCGCGCTGAAAGGAACAAGGCGCGGCGCCAGATGATGGCCGCAGGCAAAGTACAGAAAGGAGACGGGCAAGACGTGCACCACAAGACACCGCTGAGCAAGGGCGGCAAGACATCCCCGGGGAACTTGTCAGTTGTACCGGCAAGCAAGAACCGGACGTTCAAGCGCAACAAGGATCACTCAATGAAGTGACGCAGGAGCAGAAGTGCAAATCATAGAAAACAAGATCCTGTTGTTCAGGACACAGCACCCGCAACGGTACAGCATCATCCCCAAGCACAAGGCCTTCCCGATCCCGGGGGGCTACGAGATCGCGGTCTACTGGGGCTTGGACGAAGCGCGGGTCCTGCGCAACCTGGGCGTGCGCAACGTCCCCTCCCCCATCTACGGGCGCTACGACTGGCCTGGGCGCTTCAAGCCGATGGCGCACCAGCAGGAGACGGCGAGCTTCCTCACGCTCAACCGGCGGGCGTTCGTGCTGTCGGAGCCGGGGACGGGCAAGACGCTGTCGGCGCTGTGGGCGGCGGACTACCTGATGACGCGCGGGGATGTGCGGCGCGTGCTCATCCTGTGCCCCATGTCGATCATGCACAGCGCGTGGATGCAGGACATCGGCAACTCCGTCATTCACCGCAGCGCCGTCGTGGCCCACCATGCGCAGGCATCGCGCCGCATCGAGGCCGTGCAGGAGGGACACGACATCGTCATCACCAACTACGAGGGGCTCGACCTGATCTCGACCGAGGTGAAGAACGACGGGCGCTTCGACCTCGTGATCGTCGACGAAGCCAACGCATACAAGAACCCGCAGACCAAGCGGTGGAAGGTGCTCAACTCGCTGCTGACGCCCAACACCTACCTCTGGATGATGACCGGCACGCCTGCGGCGCAGTCGCCCGTGGACGCCTACGGGCTGGCCAAGCTCGTCAACCCCACGGGCGTGCCCGTTTTCCAGACCGCGTGGCGCGACACGGTGATGAACAAGGTCACCATGTTCAAGTGGGCGCCCAAGGCCGACGCCGCCGACCGGGTGCACCGGGCGTTGCAGCCCGCCATCCGCTACACCAAAGCGCAGTGCCTGGACCTACCGCCCGTCGTGACGATGACGCGAGAGGTACCGCTGACCCCGCAGCAGGCCAAGTACTACAACGCGCTGAAGACGGCGATGGTGGCGCAGGCAGCGGGCGAGACGATCACGGCGGTGAACGCCGCAGCGGCGCTCAACAAGCTGCTCCAGATCAGTTGTGGCGTGGCCTACGCGGACAACGGGGAGACGGTGGAGTTCGACGCCACGCCGCGACTCAACGTGCTGTTGGAAGTGCTGGAGGAGACCAGCCGCAAGGTCATCGTGTTCGCGCTGTTCCGCGCGGCCATCGAGACGGTCTCGGTGTTCCTCAACAAGCGCGGGGTGGCGTGCGAGGAGATCCACGGCGGGGTGACGGCCACCAAGCGAGGCGACATCATCAAGCGCTTCCAGACCCTGCCAGACCCGCGCGTGCTGGTCATGCAGCCCCAGGCGGCTGCGCACGGGATCACGCTGACTGCGGCGGACACCGTCGTGTTCTTCGGCCCGCTGATGAGCGTCGAGCAGTACGTCCAGGCCTGCGCCCGGGCCGACCGCAAGGGGCAGACCAGCGACAAGGTCACCGTCGTCCACATCCAAGGCTCGCCCGTCGAGAAGAAGATGTTCGCCGCCCTGGCGGGCAAGGTCGACGACAACCGACTGCTGGTTGATCTGTTCAAGTCGGAGATCGCGGAAAGGGGGTTGACGACCAAGAAGTGACCTGTACAATGTTAGACACACCCGCAGTTCAGCGGGTTGCGTTGAAGGAGTAAGCATGGAAGCACCCGCACCGGAGGTCGTCCCTCTGGACAGGCTCGTCCGCATCTACATGAAGATGCGCACCAAGTTGTCGGAGATCGAGGCAGAGTACGACGCCAAGATCGACGCGCTGAAAGAGCAGCAGAAAGAAGTCAAGAATGCGATCAAGGACATGATGCTCTCGCAGGGCTCGCGTTCTGTTCGCACCGATCACGGCACCGTGGTCTTGTCTGAAAAGACTCGGTTCTACACACAGGACTGGGAATCTTTCAAGACGTTCGTTGTTGAGCAGGAAGCGGTGGACCTGCTTGAGCGACGTATTCACCAAGGCAATATGGCGAAGTTCTTGGAAGAGAACCCCGCGCTGCTGCCGCCGGGGCTGAACTCCGACACGGAGTTCGATGTCTCTGTCCGCAAACCATCCACCAAGTAAGGAGTTCTCTGTGAGCAACATCGCTCTGTTTTCTGGTTCCAATGTTCCCGCCTTCGCACGCACTGCGGCGGCATCCGCGCTGACCAAGGCCCTCGCCGGTGGCGGCGGCGCAGGCGGCAAGCGCATCTCCATCAAGGGCGGCGTGTTCCGCCTGCTGGTGGACGGCCAGCAGATTGCAGCCATCGATGAGCGCTACCTCGACGTGGTCGTGGTCTCCGCTGCGCCCAAGATCGGGCGCACGTTCTACCTCAAGTCGTACGACCCGGACTCTCCCGCAGGCCCGGACTGCTGGAGCGCGGACGGCGAGCGCCCCGACGCTTCGGCAAAGAACCCCCAGGCGGACCGCTGCGCCACCTGCCCGCAGAACGTGCGTGGGTCCGGTCAAGGCGAGTCTCGCGCCTGCCGGTTCAGCCAGCGTCTGGCGGTGGTACTGGCCAACGACATCGAAGGCGATGTCATGCAGTTGCAGGTTCCGGCGGCGTCGCTGTTCGGCAAGGCCGAGGGCGAGAACATGCCGCTGCAAGCCTACGCGCGGTTGCTGGCCACGCAGAACGTGGGTGTCGAGACGGTGGTCACCCGCCTGAAGTTCGACACGAAGGCCGAGGCGCCGAAGCTGTTCTTCAAGCCGATGCGCTGGCTGAACGAGGACGAGTACGCCATCGTTCAGGAGCAAGGCCAGACGGACGACGCCAAGGCGGCGATCACCATGACGGTCGCGCAGACCGACAAGGTCGAGGGGCTCAAGCTGGACGGCGCGCCCCCGCGCGGCGCTGCCGCTGCGCCTGCTCCCGCGCCTGCTCCCGCGCCTGCACCGGTTGCCGAGGAGTCCGAGCCGCCCGCTCCCGCTCCGCGTCGTGGGCGTCCGCCCAAGGCTGTGACCGAAGCGCGCAAGGCTGCGGAAGCCGCTGAAGCCACCAAGGCCGCGCCCGAGGAAGAGGAGCAAGCGGAGCCGCAAGTGCGCCGCGCAGAGCCTCCCGCCCCTGCCCCGGCACCGGGCAAGTCCCGGCTTGCTGAGCTGGCTGCGGACTGGGACGACGACTGACCCATTACGGGGGCGGCGGTAAGCGCCGTGAGCAGTGTCTCGCTGAGTGTCTCCCACTGCGATAGCTCCGGGTTGCGCCGGGGCCGCCCCCACCACACACCATGCCCTACGCAACCAAAACCATCCACACGGTGAAGCGCGGCAACCGCTCGCTCGGCAACAAGCTGGGGCGGCTGGCGGTCGATCTAGACTTCTCCGTCATGCGTATCGGTCGGCTCACTGGCGCCACGCGCCAGACCGTCTACAACTGGATCGTCGGGGGTGAGGTGCTCACCCCCTATCGTCCGTTGGTGGAGAAGCTGATCGTCGTTCTTCAATCCTGCACCAACGCAGATATAGCGTGGACAAAAGCATGCCAAGAATTCAACCACAAAGTTTGACGCCCGAAGAACTGGCACGCTACGCGCGCTTGTACAACACAGAAGGGTTGCCTAAGGCGTGGGTCGACGCGCTTGTCGATGCGCTAGAGAAACAGATCGACGCGAACAAGCTGATCTAAGTCCGGGGAAGTCTCATGGAACCGCTCGATTTTCTAGCGGCTGTCCTTCCGTCACCCGGTCACGGATACTACTGTCTTGCAGGGTACAAAGCACCCAAGCGCGACCACGTATTCGTAGAGGACTTAGCCGATAACGAAGAAACAATCGACGCGTGGGTAGGCAGAGGGTTTG